GGCTTATACTCTAAAGATGAGCAAAAAGATGAGGTATTACAAAACATTATATCTCAAAAATGTTTGAAAAAAGTTACCTTTGATTTAAAACTATATGGTAACGCTGCATTTCAAGTAGTATGGAATAATCAACATACTGAGATTAAGAAAATGTATCACACACCAGTACAAAATCTAAGAGCTGAAAAGATTTATGATTCACCTGAGATTCAAAACTACTACTATTGTACAGATTGGACTGATGTAAAAGCTCAAAGAAACAAAAGATTGATTCCTAAGTTCGGAACATCTGATGAGCAAGTAGAAATCCTTTATGTTAAAGATTATACGCCAGGTAGATTCTATTATGGTTTACCTGATTGGATTTCAGCTTTACAATTCTCATTCTCAGAAGCAGAATTAAGTAACTTACACATTAACAACATTGAAAACGGATTCTTGCCATTAGTAATGGTAAACCTAAACAATGGAGTTCCTGCACCTGAAGAAAGAGATACAATCGAATCAATGATTGAAGGTAAATTTACAGGTACTCGTAATGCTGGTAGATTTATGGTATCTTTTAATGATGACCCAGCAAATCAACCAACAGTAGAAACAATTACAACTGAAAATCTACATGATAAGTACCAATATGTAGCAGATTATGCACAAGATAGAATTTTGGTAGCACATAGAATTACTTCTCCTTTATTGTTTGGTATTCGTACTGCTAATAATGGTTTCTCATCTCAATCAGAAGAAATGAAAACCGCATATTCTATTTTACAAACAATGACTATCCAACCTTTCCAAGCAATGGTAATCGATGTTATCTCAGAAGCATTAGAATTTGCTGGATTAGAAGATATGGAGTTATACTTTGAACAACTTACACCTCTAGCAATCCTTTCTACAACGGCTGAAGAAACTGATTCTACAATTGAAGAAGTAGAAGAAGAAATCAATGACCAGATGGAGAATCCTAATGAAATGGATTATGAAGATAGACAAGTTGGAGATATAAACGAAATTACTAACGATAAAATATTTGAATAATGGCTGCATTTGGATTATTTATAACACGAAACGATATTATTAAAAACACACCTTTACAGGGTGCAGTTGATGCTGATAGATTATTACCTTTTGTGAGAACAGCGCAAGAGAAGTATATCTTAAATCTATTAGGTACTGTTCTTTACAATAAACTACAAGATGATGTAGAATCACAAACAGCGTTCTCTGGGTATTATCTTACTCTAATGGAGGATTATGTTAAACCAACGCTTATTTGGTACGCATGCGTTGAATTTATACCCTTTAGTGGTACGCAGTTTAAGAGTGAGGGAGCTGTAAAACATAAATCAGAACAATCTGAAGCAGTTAGTAAAAATGAGATTGATTATTTAGCACAAAAAGCTCAAGATAATGCTGAGTACTATGCTACGAGAATGCAAGATTATTTAATTGCAAATTCATCTAATATTCCTGAGTTCTTAGAAACTACGGGAGATTCTACAATGATATATCCAGACCAAAGTAATCAATATTTTGGTGGACTAAATTTATAATATATGGCTAACGTTGTACAAAATCAAAATGTAAACTATGGCTTGTACTACAATGTCTTAGATTACTTTAAAGCAATAATGAAGAATCATCCTTCGATAAATTATGTTTCGCAAGGTGATGTTTTCTCAATTGATAATAGAGAATTTCCAGCATATCCGCTAGGTAACATTCTAATCACAAATACTGTATTAACAGAAAAAACACTTATCCACTCTTGCCAACTTACAATTGCGGATAAGGTAAAACTAAAAGATAATGAATCACAACCAACAACAAATGAACAATCTATTCCTTATTATGGCGTTGATGATGTTGTGGATATTTTTGCTAACACACTAAGTATTGTAAATGATTTAACTACATACACACAATTCTCAGTAGATGCATTTGAAATACCAGCTAACATTAATGTAACACCATTCAAAGATAAATTTGATAACGGATTAGCTGGGCATGTAGCTACATTTGATTTAGTAGCATTTGGTTTCAGAAATAGATGTACATATACATTACTTACTGATAGTGATTTAGATTTTAGTTGTTAATGAAAGAATTAAAGGATTTAGCTAAAGGATATAGAAAGTTAGCTGCAGAAGCTATCTATCCTGGCTTGCCTTATTCTAAATACAAAAGAGCGCCTGAATCACCTTTACCTGAAAACCCATCAGGTCAAGGTTCGAGAGCATTTAAAAGTGGTAACTTACTAACTAAATTTATTACCTCTCCACAAAACGCAATTGATAAGATTGCATCTAAAGTGGGGGATGGATACCAAATCGTAGTACAAATTGCTCCTGATGGAGCTGAGTATGGTAGATGGGTACATTATGGTACGAGAAGAATGATTGAAAGACCTTTTGCTGAGATTGCAGCTGAAGATAGAAGGTTCGTACAAATGTTAGATGAGTTTATGGAAACTGAAACTGAAAAGAAAGTTGATGGTGAAGTAAGTAAGTTAGATGATTTGTTTAATAAGGCTGGATTTAAGATAAGTTAACCATCAAATATATTTTTTTCTAAAAGGGTTAAATTAAAAAGATTAATTTATGGCAATTGAATTCTTACAATATCCAGCAAGTTGTTCACTAGCACAATCACCGATTGTTTGTGCAGTTAGTGAATCAGTAACGGGAAGCATTGCATCATCATCATTCCAATACATAGCAGAATTATACTATTGGACAGGAAGTGAAAGTGAAAGTGGTTCATTCTCTGATTTTACATTGGCTAAATACCCTAACCAACAATTAGCTGGTATTTTTGATTTTAGTAAAATTATCAACTCTACATTAGAAGATAGTATAAAAGAAAATCCATCTAATGTAATATTCTTTAAAGCAGATTGTTATCATCAATTTATTTCAGCATCAGCATTCGTAACATCATCGCATGTTGAGACAGGAATATATAGAGCAATTGATGGATATGCTGTATTCCAAGAACCTATCTCACAATCCGTAGAAGATAAAACACCACATTGGCCTATAATGAGTGATGGACCTGCTACTCAATCAGCATTTGATGATAATGTTGGTAGAATGGGTGTATGGGTTACTTCAGGTAGTGGTATAATTGCTGATGAGGTGTTTATTAGTGGTTCTAATGGACAAACTCAAACTTATTCACTAACTTATTCAGCTAATACATCTGGAAGTATAGAATCATTCCCTATTGGTTTAGCAGAAAGTGATATGTTAATCTCTTCTTCAGTTGAAGAGTATTCAGTAGTAGCTAGAAATGGCGGAGAACCATTAGGTACACCAATCCTTTTCGAAACGGAGTGTAAAAAGAAATACCCTAATGTTAGAATACAATGGAAAAATAGATTCGGACAGTTTGATTTCTTAAACTTTAACTTAGTAAGTAGAGAATCATTCAATACCGATATCAAAACATTTGAAAGGCAGATTGGTAGTTGGGGAGCACAATCCCTTTCATATCAAAAGTATGATTCAGCAACACAAAATTATGCAACCGATGCTAAGGAATTTGTTAGTGTAAATTCGGATTGGTTAAGTGAAGATTATAATGAGATTTTAAAGCAATTGATGGTTAGTGATGAAATATATTGGATTTATGATGAAACAACAGGAGATGTAAGACCTATCACCATACAAACCAATTCTATTACCTTTAAAACAAATGTAGTAGATAAGTTAATCCAATACTCATTTGATTTCGAATACGGACAGGCATATAAATTAATATTATAATATGGGAGTAAGAACAACTCAAGGTTTCAATTTTAAATTAGTAGCCAATGGTGTTCAATTAGATTTATTCAAAGATGAAACTATCACCATTTCGGACAACATTACTGGTTTATTTGATGTAGGTACATTACCTACTGATTTTTCACGTCAGATTACATTACCTGGCTCAAAGGTTAATAATAAATTCTTTGAGCAGTATTACGATATCTCCGTAGAGAATCCATTTCTATTTTCTACTTCGAATAAGGTAGATGCATACTTTGATTTTGATGGTTTGTATCTAGCTTCAGGTTATCTACAACTAAATAAAGTAAATGTAGTAGCAAACAAATATGTGGATTCGTATGAAGTAACTATCTTTGGTTCTTTGGCATCTTTTGCTAGAGAAGTGAATAGAGCATTCTTAACCGATATTACAACTTTAGAATCCCTAAACCATTCAGCTTCTATGGCTAATATTACTTCATCGTGGAGTGGTTCTTTTTTAAATGGTGATATTGTTTATCCTTTAGTAGATTATGGAAAGGATTTAAAATACGAAGCAGCTGAATTAGGTAATAAACCTGCGATGGATGAGAGTGATGGGGCATTAACTACGCAGGATTTCAAACCATCTATTAGAGTTAAGAAAGTATGGGATGCTATCTTTGAGCAGTTTGGATACACTTATCAATCAGATTTCCTAACCTCGTCAATATTCGACAATATGTATATGTGTTTACACAATGGTGGTAAACATTTCGAAGTTGATGGAGTTGATTTAGAAACTTTAGGACAAATACAAATATCTCCTGTTTCGGGCTCAAACACCGATACGGTAATGACGGTATCTACGGGTAGTAGGTTGTTTTGGGAGAATGTAGAATATGACCCACAAAATTCAATTGGAGATGATGTATCTTATAACATAGGTTCACGCAAAACTGCATTAGATGGTGAATTGTTTTTAAAGTATAATGTATCGGGTTCTTCAGGTGTTCCACAAATGTATTTTGGAATAGCAGATACTGGTTCATACAATACATCAGGTGAGGCTGCTATTAATTGGACAGAGATGGAACAACATAATAGATACCTAAGACAAGAATATACAGTAACGAATGGAAATGCAGACCAAGATTATGAAGTTCAATATTTCTTTAGAACGGCTGGACAAAATGAAGATATAGCATTTTATTTCTTTGTAAAATACGAAACCTTTGGAGGTTCTAACTTTACTGTAACCCTTGCACCAGACGCAGATGTATCTTCGTATTTTAAAATTACTAGTCAAACTACCGCTGGAGATTTTAGGGTAATAGATATAGCAGAACAAATGCCAACTGGTGAGAGTGGAATTAAGATGATTGATTTTATTCAAGCGGTACAACGTAAGTTTAATCTTATTATATATCCATCTAAAACTAAACCAAAAGAATTCATCGTAGAAACCTTTAATAATTGGTATAAACAAGGTGAGGTAAAGGATTTTAACAAATACATTAATTTAGATGAGAAGTTAGAAGTAATACCAGCTAATAACTTAGCAGTAAACAAACTAACATTTGGACATAAAGCTGATAATGATTTATTATCACAAAACTTTAAGAAAGAAGCAAATAGACCTTATGGTGAATCTTTCTTTATTGATACTCAAAATTTCTTCTCACAAGGAGAATTTAAAGTAGAACCAACTGATGCAGCATCACCTCTGAGGTATGTAGAAGGTACGGGAATAAGTGGTAGTGCTCCTTCAGGTCCTACTTTATATGCATTAGAATATCAAAGAACTACATCAACCAATGCATTTGATTTATGTGGTGGTATTCCTCGTGCAGGATTTACTGATAACCCAACTGGATTAGTTGATGTAGGTTATTATGTATATACAAATACATTATATACACCTTTAACTGGTTATCGATTTGTGGCTAATTATATTAGTGGTGATATATATGATATAAATCCATCAACGGGATATGTTTACTCATACGCAGAAAATTGTGCAGACGAACCAACAAGTTAATAATTATGGCAGCAGGAAAAATATACATACCAACATTTATTGCAGATAACGAATTTAACCCTTCGAATGTACTTCCACGTTTTTTCTTTTACAATGGATTAAAAGAATGTGGTGAATATAGAATAGTTAGTGTTTTTAGTGATGCATTAGCAGCATCTGCAATTTTAAGAGAAACCAACTTTCCATATTGTGACCATTACAACACAGGTTCATCAGCTGATGGTATTCCTACAACTGATTCAAAATCTCTTTTATTCTTTAATGAAACACCAGCGTATGGTATTACGCCGGGTGAAACTTTATTCTCAGAGTATTGGCAAACTTATATTGAATTATTATATGACCCATCAACAAGATTAATCAATTGTGCAGGTAATATTCCTCTTGCTGATTATTTTAAAATGGAGTTAAACGATGTAGTAGAATTTAGAGGAAATTATTATCACCTCAGAGCGATTAACGATTATAACTTAGTAACAGGTGAATGTAGATTACAATTATTAGGACCCATCATTCAAGATACATTGGATGAGTATTTCGCTGGTAAGGTATAGAATAAACTTAAATTGTTAAAATGATAACGAAGATTATTGACTTATTAAAAGAAGATAAATTTTACGGAGTATCCGAAAGAGTTGATATTGCGAAAGGAAAATACAAAATTCCTTACAATTGGAAAGCTCTTAGGAATTTACTAAGAAGATTATAGTATGGCTGAGAATCAGAAAACATATAAAACCACAATTGAAGTAGAAACTCAAGACGCTGCTAAGAATATGGCATTGCTTGAGAAAACTGTATCTACATCATTGGGTGAATTTGAAAATTTGAATGAAGCTATTGGTAAAACAC